CTTTATTAATGCCGTGTCCTAAACCACATACCCAACCAGTAGTATCATTTCTAGACATTTCGTCACAATACTTTTCTATCTGATACATAAACTTATGTTTAGGTAGTAACATCATTTCTTCGTCAAAGTTACCTTGAACAAACCCTTTCTTAAAAGTTTTTAATGCATGAGTTATATCAACTTTACTATCAATGCCAATGCCACCCCAGTCCCCTTGTACTACTTTGTCAATGCATTTCCTGGGTAAGTTCTTACTATAGTAAGCTGTCTGTGGCATGGCTAAAGACATTAACAAAGGAGAATACTTTTTATTAAAAAAAGACGAAGACATATTCTTTAATCCGCTATCGAATACCATTACCTTTTCTGCACCAGCATCAAGTTGTAATGTTATATTACGAACTAGTAAAGGTATAAGAATAGACTTCATATAGTCTAGTTTAAATTCATCAGTTACTCTCGAATCGCCAACGGCGTAATTCATTAGTGTCCATGGACCTCCCACAAAGCCTATTAAACTTTTATGTTTGGGTAGCATAGCTCTTGTTGTTATTATTGCATCTCTTTGGAATGACATAAACCTTAATGCTTCAGGAATGTTACTATGTTCGTCTGCATTTTCTAATGTTAAGTTATGTGCAAATTTAGGACCTGGATCAAACTTTAAAGGAATTCCTAAGCCTTCTAAAGGAAATAGTATATCAGAAAAAAGTATTGCAACGTCATAATCAAATTCATCGATTGGACCTAGTGCAACTTCTCCAGCTAACTCTGGAGTCTTACATAATTCTTCAAATGTGTATTTTAATTTTAAATCACGATAGTGTTGATGATATCTTCCAGCTTGACGCATAAACCATATAGGTGGCGTTTTTTGTGATATCCGTTTACAAGCATTTTTAAATTTTATATTCATTTTATATTATTACCAACTTCCTCACCAATTTGTATATAGTCCATTAGCTTTCCTGTTGCTTCATATTGTTTATTATTAGTATAATTTATCGATTTTAGCATCAAACAGTCTCCTACAATACTCGATATTGCTCCAACGGCTGTATGACAGTCGCCATCTATAACTTGTAGCATTTTACGTTCGCTCATTACTGAATAGTACGTATTCCAATGATTTAGTATCTTTTGCAAAGATCTAAGGTCAGGATGGTCTTTACGCATTTGTATTGCTATAACTCCTTGTCCAACACACGGTAACATCTTATCTAAAGGAAATCTTTTAGTAATCCTGTTTTCTAATCCTAATGCTTCTAACCCTGCTACTGCAAGTATAATTGCATCGTACATTCCTTCGTCTAATTTACGTAGTCGTGTATCAATGTTTCCTCTAATAGGTCGTACATTAAAAGGAACATTAAAGTTTTCTGTTAGTTCTGCTATTCTTCTAGGCGAGCCTGTTCCAACTTTTGCATTAGGAAATAGTACACCTATATAACAATCTCTAGGATCTTGTCTTTCAAGTACAGCAACTATTTCAAGACGTTCGTCCATCTGTGCAGGTAAGTCTTTAAACGAATGTATTGCTAAGTCTATTTTTTTGTCTATTAATTGTTTTTCTATAGCAGAAACAAATACACCTTTACCACCCATTTCGTGTATAGGTTGGTCAGCTTTAATATCGCCTTGTGTTTTTATTTCGGTTATTTTTATTTCGGGCCATGCCTGCGGAAGTAGTGCAACGACTTTATCGGCGTATGCTAGAGCTAGTTTACTTCCTCTTACACCAATCTTCATGTTACCTCCAATTTTAAAGTGCAACTTTTCTGTTGCTAGGTAAGTTGCCAACCCCGAGCAATTACGCCGCTAAGGCGTAATCCTCATTTACGTAGTTCTTAAGTGAACCGAAGTCTACGAAAGAAAATACGTTTGATACATTATCGTTTGCATCTGTAACGTGTCTTCGCGTTAACCGAGCTTAGATCCGGACAACTCCACTTTCCTATTACCTGCCTGTCGATCCTATTTCACCCCCATCATAAAGACACTAAACTATTCCGACTAACTTTAAACTGCTCTTTTCGACGTCTATCCGAAAATCTAAATCTTTCCTTAGTATTCCCCATCCAGCGATAGGTAGTACAAAGTGTACATCTTACTGTACGTTTACTAGCTTTTCTTCCTTTACGTCTATACTTTGCCATCGTAGTGTCCTTATGGTGGAGGTGTCGGGTATCGCACCCGAGTCCAGTACAGCGTTCGAATTGCTTCAACGTTGCAAGTATATTTATAACATACTTTAACTACAATGTCAAGTAAAGAGTGTAGGCCATGTAGCAAGAATAATGAGCCATTTGGTCAATTCCTTGAATAATCCAAAATGGTTTGGTATCTTGTTTGATATCATTCGTACGTACATAACGAGTTTTGGTGTAATCTATGGTGAAGTGTAAAATAGTATCAACTATTCCAATAATGATTGCTAATTTGTAGTCGATAAAGAAAAGACAACTAATAAATGTTAAGACCCCGTGATCGAGTGCATGATAATATCCTTTTGGTGTCTTTAAGTCTATCTTGTCGCCGTGTGCAGGAGAATATCTACTCTGTAGAATTAAATCTGCTAGTGCGTGTTTTATCAGTAGTGCGAAAAGAAGCCAGTCTGGATGCAATATCTCTAACGGGTTTAGGCTCACTCGGCGGGTCCTCCTTTATAATTACTTCCGGAAAAAGTTCTGGATACTTTGTCTTGAATAACGACATCCTTAGTTTTAAATTGCTGACTCTCTCCTCAGAAGACATTTCTGTTAAGTCATCCGTCATAAAACTATTTATCGTCTAATTTTCTGGAACGTGAATTATTAGAATATCGGTAGCGACAGGTTTGTCGGCGTGATCGGTAATGGTATATTCAATGTGCATACCTTCAACAATCTTTTTAATTCCTGCTTTTCTGAATTCTGATACGTGAACGAACAAATCCTTTTGTCCATCGTCACGAGAAATAAAGCCGTAGCCTTTCACGTGATTGTACCATTTAAGTTTACCTTGTTGTGCCATGTTTCTTTCTAGCCCTTGTGTTATTAGTTATGGCGAAACAACAGGTCCCGCCATAACTATATTTATTACATATTGTTCTTTTTATCTTGGATCTCAGCTCTTCTTGCTTTTGCTAATTTCCCCATCTCCCCTAGAGCTTTTCTTGCTCTTGCGGCAGATGCTTTTACACCTTTAGTATCAAACGACTCGGCTTCCTTTAAGTAAGCCTCATATTGTGATTTGATCTGTTCATGTATGTCTGACATAATTTATCTCCTTCTACTTTAATTGACAGCTAGTTTAAGCCCTGTTGTTGATTCTATATACTGCTTAGCCGTTTTATCTGCTGTCTTCGCAATAAAAACAACGTTACTAAGGTTAATTAGCATTTCAGTATCCATGCTGACTGTTAAAGAGAATGGAACCATTCCAATTCCGTCTTTCAACATAGTTAAAGCCATTGGCTTCTTGACTTTAATAGAATCTTTGTTTATCTGTGTTACACGGCACACAACTTCTTCCCCAGCTTGGGTTTTAAAAGTTATTGTATCGTTTACTTTGTAATCTGGATTTTCTACTAACATATTTTTATTTTATCCTACTGAGTAACCGGAGCCGTTGAACCCTGTGTTTTCAATATATTCACAAAGTTGTTCCCAGCCTCCTATATAAGTATCACCTATAAAGATTTGCGGGGCTGTTCTTGGCTGTGGTAGTCCTTTTTCTTCGAAAAGAGCGAACAATTCGCCTGGTTGAATATCTGTTCCAAGCAAATGTTCTGTATAAGGAACGTTTAGTTTATCAAATTGTGCTTTTGCTTTAAGACAACTAGGGCAATGTGTCTTAGAGTAAATTGTAACTTCTTGTTTATTCATTCTAAAGAGTGAATCCTTTCAAAACATCTTCGTCTACGTCTTGTTTAATACCACCAACTATGTAACTTTCAACTTCAGTTTCTTGTGGTGCAACTTGTAATCCTGCACTCGAAAGCCAATGTTGTGTCCACGGTAGTGGGTTATTGTTTAAAGATCTGTTATAGATAGTTTTTAAACCAAGTGCTTTCAATCTCTTGTTAGCAATGAATTCAACATAGTGATGTAATAGTTCTTCATTCAATCCTATAATTGCTCCATCCTTGAACAAATGATTTGCCCAAGCCTTTTCTTCATCTACACATTCTCTCCACATATTATAAACTTCTTCTTCGCACTCCTTTGCTATCTTTGCCATTTCTGGATCATCTAATCCTTTTTGCCAATTCTTCAAAACGTGTGTAGTTAAGTTTAAATGTGTAGCTTCATCTCTTGCAACTAGTGATACAATCTTTGCTGAACCTTCCATGTTTTTAGATTCTGCAAAAGAAAAGGTACAAGCGAATGAAACATAAAAACGTAAACCTTCAAGTATATTTACATTCATCATAGCCAAGTAGAGCTTCTTTTTGACTTCACGCATTGATCCTTGCTTACGTTGAAACCAATCTTCTGCCGCTAATGTAAATGCATCATAGTTTTTGGTTACAGATTGAGCTCTTTTTAGAATTTCTTTATCGTCCAAAATAGTATCAAATACTTCAGATGGATCTGGATAAACATTTTTAATAATGTGTGTATAAGAACGTGAATGAATTGTTTCAAAAAAGTCCCATGTAACAATACAGCCTTCTAGTTCTGGAATTGAAACGTATGGTAGAAATGCTAAACTAGGACCTCTGCCTTGAACACTATCTAACAATGTTTGGTATTTTAGGTTAGCAGTAAAAATATGTTTTTGCTCTGGTCGAAAGTTAGCATAATCTGCTCTGTCTTTTTGCAAACTAACTTCTTCAGGTCTCCAAAAGTAACCTAGCATAGTTTGGTTAAGTTTTTCGAACTCCGGAAACTTGAATACATCATATCTTTGTGTATTTTGATCAGGGCCAAAAAACATTGTGCTCTTTGTAAAATCAATCTTATCTTTATTGAATACGGTCTTCGCCATTAAACTTCCTTCCTATATTGTACAAGCTTCACATTCTTCTTCTTCGTTGTCCACACGTAATTCGTTTTCTTGTGGCTCAACTATCTTCTCGGCTGGCTCATCCACCTCGCCATCTGTTTTATAGTCATATGTATTTTGGTAGTATGATGTTTTCCAACCATACTTGTATGTGTTTAACAGATCTTTCATCATTATACTCATAGGTACTTCGTTATTGTCAAAGTGGGTTGGATTATAACTCCAGTTACCACTAATAGCTTGATCAAAGAACTTTTGCATTACAGACACTATATTAATATAGCCATCATTGCTAGGCATATCCCAAAGTAGTGTGTAATGATTTTTTAAAGTCGTATACTGCGGAACAATTTGCTTAAGAGGCCCTTTTTTACTTTTCTTAACGGACAAGAATCCTCTAGGAGGCTCAATACCGTTTGTGGCATTCGACACAACGGAACTGCTCTCCGAAGGCATTTGTGCGGACAATGTTGAGTGCCTAAGACCGTGTTGTCCAATAGCCTCGCGAAGATAATCCCAGTCATATTTTAATGTTATTGAACATACTTCGTCCAACTCCTTCTTATAAGTGTCAATTGGCAGTATACCATCACTGTATTTAGTGCGATCAAAGTAGTCACATTTTCCTTTTTCTTGTGCAAGTTTATTACTTGCTTTCAAAAGATAAAACTGAAATGCTTCTGTTAGTTCGTGTACTTTTGTTAATGCTTTCTTATCTGAGTACTTACAACCATGCTTTGCTAGATAATGTGCAAGACCAATGTATCCTATTCCTAGTGAACGTCTAGCTTTTGTGCTTATCTCAGCCGCCTTAATAGGATAGTTTTGATAATCAATAATCTCGTCTAATGCTCTTACAGCTAATTCAGCTAGTTCTTCTAGGTCATCTAATTCTTTTAGAGTTCCTACATTAATTGCACTAAGAATACATAAAGCAATTTCTCCATCTGGATCATCAATATGTTGTAGTGGCTTAGTAGGTAACGTAATCTCTTGACATAAGTTACTCATGTATACAGGATCTTTAAAAGAACTATGTGTATTACAATGATCAACATTCATTATATAGATACGTCCTGTTTCTGCTCTTTCTTTAATTAGTGCAGAAAAGAGTTGCATTGCAGACATAACTTTCTTTTTAACTTTATTATCTTTTTCATACTTTTCGTATAGTTCCTTAAACTTTTCTTGATCGTTAAAGTAGGCTTCATATAAGCCTGGAACATCTTTAGGTGAAAAAAGAGTTATATCGCCTTGGGTTAATAATCGTTCGTACATTGTTTTATTAAGTTGAATGGAATAATCCAATTTACGAACACGGTTGTCTTCAGTGCCTTTATTATTTTTTAAGACAAGTATGTCTTCAATTTCTTGATGCCAAAAAGGAAAATGAACTGTAGCACTACCGCCTCTTACTCCATTTTGTGTGCAACATCTAACAGTTGCTTCGAATTTTTTAAGAAACGGAATTACACCTGTGTGTGCAACTTCTCCACCTCTTATTTTCGAATTGATTCCTCTGATACGTCCTGAGTTGATTCCGATCCCTGCTCTTTGGGCTGTGTATCTACCAATCGACATATCACTTGCGAAGATACTATCAAGGGTATCGTCACTGTCAACAAGGACACACGAAGCAAACTGTCGAATAGGTGTGCGGACACCGGCCATGACTGGCGTTGGGATATTAATTTTAAAAAGTGAGGTCGCATCGTAGTATCTCCTTACATAATACATTCTATCTTCTTTAGGATAGTTAGCGAATAGTGTAGCCGCAATCATCATGTACATGTGTTGTGGCGACTCGAATACTTCACTAGTACTTCTATCTTGGCACAAGTACTTGTCAACTATTTGCCTTAGTCCTGCATAGGTAAAATTTTCATCTCTATTATGTTTGAGATACTTTTCCATCTGCTCAAACTCATCTTCAGTATACTTCTCTAATATATCTGCATCGTATACTGAACGGTTAATATTTCTTTTGACCATTTCTAGTAATGGTACTTTTTCAAATCCACCAAATACGTCTTTATAAATTCCGTAAAGCAATAATCTTGCCGCAACGTATTGATAGTTGGGTTGGTCTAACGAAATTAAATCGTTAGCTGATCTAATTAATAAGTCTTGTATCTCTCTTGACGACATTTTATCTGCAAACTGTATGCCTGCATTCATTTGCACCAAACTGCTAGAAACTCCAGTTAAGTTTTCACAAGCATAGTTTACTACTTTGTGAATCTTTTGAATATCTAATGGTGCAGTTTTGCCGTTTCTTTTGATGATGCTGAGGTCTGTGTTCATACTTCTTTCCCTTTGTGTGTAATACTTAGTGTATAGGTGGCATACTGTAAATCTTTTGTGGTATAACATTTGCGGGAAGTTCCTCAACTGTTGTTACTTCGTTGTTATACCCGATTACAATAAAGTTATCCACATACACTAGATATAATAATTTACTTTTCTTGTTCTCTTTACTGATATATATCTCGATTTGAGCTTCGCTAAACCTATCGGTTAACTGTAAAGTATATGCCGTAAGTTGTGCAATTTCATACTCAGTAAATTCGGTTTTCTCAATGAGATGCCAAGGTTCTATTTTAGCCTTAGGATCCCATGCATTTGTTTTTTTCTTAGCTGATAATGGTAGTTTTCTAACAAATTGTAAGACCGCGTCGAATGGTCTTGGGTGTAATTCTAATGTTTCCCGTAAGTTTTTCCAGACTTTTACTTTATCTTCAAATTTTAACTCGAGCATTACCCTAAAACTTTAATTTTATAGTTGAAACTTCCTGTATCATTTGTAGTAGAGTTTAACATAGAAACTATGATTGTGTCAACCCCTACTTGTCCATTTGTGTTTACCATAGCGGCTGTAAACTGGAGTGCCGTCTCATAATTAGCATCTCCTTGGTATTCGTGATCGTCAATAAAATTTAGTGTATTATTACCAGTATCTAACTGAAACGTCATCTTACCACTTCGTTGTGCGTTAACTAAGCCACTATTATAATAGTATTCAACTTCATAAGTTTTAGAAACATCGCCTGGTAGTCTAAAAAAGTAAGTTGGTGATGATTGCTCTGTCACGTTAAGCGACATGAATCCACCTATTCTTGCATTAACTTTGCCTTTAATTTCTGATATGTATGGAAAAGATGTTAAGTAAGTTTGGTTGTTAGATAAATCGTTTGTTCTTGAAAAAATGTCTTCAACTGAATTATTTTGTGTTACATAATCAATTACAGGATATTGGGCATTGCCTTCGTTTCCGCCAACATTACCAACTCCAGTAAATTTATTATGTGAACTAATATTGTCTACGCCTTTGATTATATTAATAGCCTCTTTGTCAATGTCTTCAAATTTACATTGACTAAATGTGTTTCTACTTGGACCTGTTGCTTGTCCTTGTGAACCTATAGATGTATTTTCTCCAAAGTATACACCACGTCCACAAGATGCAACAAATGAATTATTAAAGTTATTGTCGTATGCATCGTCGTCACTTCCAATTCCTGTACTAAATCCATTTATAGATATGTGATCAAATTTATTTTTGTGTGTTCCTACTAGAGTACTTAAAGATCCCATTTTAATTGCGGCATTAGTTGCAGTAATAGCTGTACCTGTTGTCCAAGGACCTGTAATTTTAATATCACTAAAGTTTCCTTCTTTACAACTCTGTAAAACTATAGCTGGATTTGTAGTAGATATAGTAGCGATTGTAAATCCTGAAAAATGTATTCCTGATGCTTGGTTAAGAGTTGTACTAGAACTATCATCAGCATAACTTCCTGGAGTACTGCTACTGTTAACAGTTTGAAA